CTTTTTAATTTGTTAGCTCTCCAACTAATAACATAAACATTCCCAGGAACATACCCTAATTCTGGAATTACTTTATCAATTGTAGCTTTATTGTTATCTCGTCTTCCTTCCCCACTCCAACCGTAGTTTAACACAGATCCCAATATAGGACAATGTGTAGGCTGTTCTATTTGTGAAAATTCAATAGTAAATGGAATATTATTACGGATTGCGACTTGTTTTCTATTTAAAAATTGCCTGTAGAATGTATCTTTATGTCTATAGTTTTCTCTATCCTTTGGCATATAAATCTCTTTGCCGCATTGGATACAAATACTGTTAGACGTTTGTCTAGGAGATATATGCCCGTGCTTACAAGACTTACCTGTAAAATAAGTAAGCTCGCCCTTAGCTATTGCTTCAGCTCTAGGGCCTTTATTGTTCATCTTTCATACCAAGTTTAGCATTATGAATTAATGCGTATATTGTACAACCAGCACATCCAATGAACAATCCAAAAATACTACTATCAAGAATAGCTCTAAAATTTTGATATTCGGATTTAATTTCAGTAATACCTAACCAGTTAGGTATTGTACAAATAACGATGTACGGTAAAGTCATAAACATAATTGACCGTAATAGACTATAATCAATTCGCCGATTCATAAGTTAATTCTCCTAAATGATTGGTAAAGGGCCGAAGCCCTTTACATTACGCTTTTTGACGATTGCGAATCATTGCCAAGATATCTTGAGCACGATCACCGCCTGTGCTAGATTCTGTAGCTGACTCTGTCTTAGGAGTAGGTGCTACTGTCTTTGGTGCTGGAGCAGCCTCTTCTTCATCAACAGTATCATCACTTGATACTGATGGTGTAGCTTTTACTGCTTTATTTGGATCTCCAGTATTCTGACTCATCCCAGCTGGTTTGAAGTATTGACCCCACCGATCCATATCATATGGCTCACCGTCAACTGACGCTTCAAACATTTCTTTCATAACTTTCAATTCAACTTCGCCTGGTTTCTTAGGCAGGAAGTCTGATAAATTAAACAAGCCATGTGTGTCGATAGCCGCTTGTTCGATATCGCTCAATGGACGCTCACGACGTGCCCAGCTTGATGTTGAGTAGTCAGCATATCCACCCTTGCTACCTTTCTTCATGCGATAGTCTAAGCCATGCACGTAGTCAGTTGGCAAATCTTCCAACTCTGGATCAACAAGTGCCGCACGGATACTTGTAAAGATTTGAGGACCAATGATGAAACGACGAATTGGATTTTCTGGAGTTTCTTTTTCTGCAAGACCGTCTTCAACAACGAAACCTTGGAAAATATAACTGCGTTTTTTCCAGTACTTACGGCCCATATCTTCCAATGCTGGGTCTTTAAACCAACCACGCACTTCTGAAAGGATAGGACATGTATCGCCATACATTTCTACGCACGGTACTTGTACTGTAATTGATTTTGATTCTGATTCACCTTTAATTCCAGCGAATGGCAATTTAATCATTGCACGTTCAACCCAGAAAAAAGTATTGTCAGCGTTACCGTCTGGTAAGAATCGTAGAACCGATTCGCCGCCTTCTTTGAGATTCCAGAATGGGTAAATTGAATTATCACCACCTGTTCTATTGTTGTCTGAACCTTTTGATTCAGCTGCCTTTAATTTTGCACGAATTTCTGCCAAAGATGCCATTATAATTCTCCTATTGTTAGCCTTTGTTACTGCTTTTTATTTGCCTGTATTTGTTTAGAACCCTCTAAACAAAAAGCGCATACATGTTATTGTATACGCTTTTATTTATGTTTGCAAGAAGAATCTTGCTGAAAATATGAGTATTTTACTCAATTAACGATAATGCACTAGACTTGTTAATCTTTGGAGTTCATCGTACCCAACAGACTCTTTTTGTGCAGGAGTCGCTGGCTGTCCTTTGTTTGGAGCACGAGCTAGAATAAATGGATCTAATGGATCAGCACTGCCTATCCATTTTTGATCTTCCGGACTTAGTTTAGAATATGCGTCAGCTTGTGGGCTACCCGCTGGCCATGGACCATTATTCACAACAGGTGCAGATTGTGGTACAACTGCATCGGGTTCACTCATATCACCTGCCTTATCACGAGCAGCTTGCTCGTCTGGTGTCATTTTATTAGCTGGTTCAGTTTTAGTCGGTACAGGTTGAGCATAGCCCATTTTTCCTGGATAGCGTGTAATTGATCCATCTTTAAATCCAGCATTTAGTTTGCCTTGGAAATCATTCCATGCTGCTAATACTTTAGGATCTGCCATCTTTGCTTTATCAGCTAGCAGTGCCTTAGCCGCTGTATCAGTTTCGTCACCAAAGTGTCCATCTACTGCAACCTTTTGACCATTTTGATTTAACCAGTTCTGATATGCGGTTACTGTAGAATTTGATTGTGCATTGCCTGCTGTACTAGTTGTTTTTGATGCAGTGGTAGTCTTAGGGGATCCATCGGGATTGTTAGTTGCAGCATATTTTGCATCCCACTGATGTGCAGCTACGCCTCGATCACCTTGTGTCGACGGGCGAGCTGGTGATGTTCCTGGTGCCATGTGGGTCATTGGACCAGCTTCTAAAATTTCTGTGTAGCTCTTTAATTTTTGTGCGAGATTTGTTAATTCGCTTTCGTTGATAATTTGACGTGTCATAATTATTTTCCTATTTGATCCATTTGTCCTAGAATACCTTTCATCATTTCTGCAGGATTCATTGATCCTCCTGGAAATTGTACTGTTTGATTAGGTACGTCCTTTTGTACTTTTTGTAACTGCTGACCGAGTACTTGTTTAACTTGATTGCCCATTTGTTGTTGTGCATTAGGATCGTTTTGTAGAGCCTGTAGCTGTGCCATTAATGTGTTCAAATCAAATTGTTGCTGTTGCTGCTCATCCATTTCTGCTGACTTAATGCCGGCCAGTTTACGAATTCTATGACTTTCATCATGATGTGGAATACCTGTGCTAGGATCAATTTCATCGATCTTTTCTAATACTGCTCTTACATGTTCAGGTTTTGCGTGTACATGATCAAATGCACCATTTTTAAAATCACGTATTACACGGATCTTAGCACGTTCGCCACCAATGGTAAAATTATCATCTTCTGGATTAAAAAATCCTTCAACGGTCTTCCAAATTTCGTCAACTGGATCTGATTCAGTCTTAAGCATTTTAAATCGTTTCATCGCTTCGCCGATTGTTATAACATGACTACCAAAATCTAACGGAGTATCGTGTGTTGCACCACACTCTAATGCCTTAATAATCTTTGCTTTAATCTTACTCTCTGCAACTGCTGCTGGTGCAGGCGTTGATGGAGCAGTCGGTGGTAACGGTGGTAACTCTGCCGATAAGTCTGCTGGAGCTATACCGGCTTCTGGAGGAATTGGTGCTACAGGCGGAGTAGCTGCAACTGGCGGTGCAGGTGGAACTGCTGGAGCTGGTGTACTGTCTGCTGGTTCATCACTAGACAGATCGTTTAGCTCACCGCTATCGAGTATTTGTTTTGCCACGTCCTGAGCATCTGGGCTCATTGGCTCGTGTTCGTCACCGGTCGCTAAATCGTTAAGATATAGTTTGATCGCAGTGCCAACATCGTCATTGTCTGATAAAGTTGATAGATATTGATTAACAAACTTATCACTATCTAAAATACCTTTTAGTTCTAGTGCAGCATTAATACCGCGTGGCCCTGGAGATTTTAGTAATCCCTGCCCTAATTTGTCTTTTAAAGAGTTAAGTGCGTTTAGATAATTTTTCTTGTTAAGAAGTTCATTACGGCCTTGCTGTTGCTCGTCGTCTTCACTAATAAATTTATCAAAGAATGATTCTAATTCAATCTCTTCTTTGGTCATTTTTTCCGTTTCTTTACGGGCTTTATCGCTAGCATGTGTTACTTGGCCGCGCGGATCTTTAGCTTTACCTTTAATCTTTTTCCACTCGCCTTCTTCCTTCCATTTAACAACATTACCCTCTTCATCTTTTTCTTCTGAGCGTAATTCATTTAACATATCTTCTGGATTAAGTTCTTTAGTTGGAATTTCTGATTCGTCAACTAGACGGAAGATATATGGAAATGCTGTTTTTAATTCTTCATTAAATGTTCGGATTGTTAATCGATCAACCCAGTCATTCATAACTTCTTCCGGAATAGCTTGCTCTTCTTGATCTTCGAATGATTCAGCAAATGACTCATAGTAAGCGGGACGTTGCAACATCTGTACTTCTTTTTTAACTTGTTCGATGCGTTCCATTACCTTTGAAGTAATGTCGCTCATAGCTTCTGATAATTGTGCTTGTCGTCCTACGTAGCCCTTAAACTTGCGTAGTTGTGCCAGTTCTTCACTTAGACTTGAAATATGTTTACCAATACTATCATACGGATTGCCGCCGTGTTTTAAATGCTCAGCAAGAGCGCGAGCACCATTGAGATGTTTGTATGGATATCTGAAACGTTCGCCCTCTGCGTTTTCAACATAGATGTTTTCAATGTGCATTGTACGACCTGCAGCTAATTCGGGATTAATATTTTGTGTATGTTTAATTACTAGTCTAGCATTACCTAAATCTTGATAGCTAATTCTAGATGTACCATACATTGAGCTTTCCATCATTGGGGTTTGTGGCATAACAGGTTCTTCCTTGGGCTTTGCTTGAAATTCGTAATCACGTTTATCCAAATTATCTTTACCAATATTTTTTACAGTAAAGTTTAATAAATTATCTTTGGCAAACTGACGTATGCCACGAATAAAATTAAATACTCCGGGGTGTTTGCGATCAGCAAGATCACCACTAATCTGTACTATAATTCCTCTACTTTTTTCATCTGGATTATCTTTTTCATCTAGCGTAATAGTAATTGTACCTAAAGCAACACCGTTATCTTTATATTGAAATTCAAAAAAACGAGATTTAGGAATATCGCCCTCTTTACTTAAAACATCACTGTGCTTGTCACCTAGTGTAATTTCAGAAAAACGAGTCTCGAGTTTTCCGTACAATTCTTGTGCAATTTTGTCTAAATTAGATTCCATGATATATTTATCACATGCCTGTTGATATGAATATTGGTAGGGGAGGCTCAAATTCTGAAGATTCCTCCCAGTTACTGGTTACTTTTAACTGCTCAAATACAGCTGGATCCCACTCTGCTAACAGTACACTCATACGTATGATTAGTAGTAAAGCCGCCACTAGATCATCATGCTGACCCACTTTTGCCTTAAAACTAGTACCAGCAGCAACGTAGGTTTTAAGTTCACTAATCAAACTACGACTGTTTAGGGTCATTTTGTTTTCTTCGATGAGATATTTGATTTTAGAACATGCTGAAATTTTATTACCAAAAGTAGTATTAAATCCCTTGCGGAACTTTTTAACATGTCCTTTACGTAATGGTTCGCTTAGAAATAATCCAGGAAACGTTTCTTCTCCTAAATTATCAATAACTACTAGGGCGCTTTCACCCACTGTGTTGTTTTCTACACTCCAGTAGATTTGATTGAAACTATCCTCACCGCCTAGCTCTTCTTGTATATATTTTAATATATCTCGGAATATTTTAACCTGTCCCTGTATAGGTGTGATATTATGCTGCCACTCTGCTACCTGTATCATGCTAGGCATTTCAAATACTTCAATAGCTCCGTAGTCACCGCCGGTGCCTAAACTAGGATCCAGCGCACAAAGATAGACATTGCCCGGTGTTGGCTTTTTATACCAACGTACTTGACCCATCTTAAACAAGGGCTCTTTTCCTAATAATTCTGCCAGTTTAAGACTGCTAATAAGTGTTTCATCATACACTAGGAATTCGCAACCGTACTCACGACGGAAACGTTCTTCGCCGATACGTCCCATCTCAGTTGCCTTCCATTCTTCTCCACGATCCGGATGTTCATGCCATTCTGCACGGAATCCGTGGAAACCATTACGTCCTAGACCATCATCACGTTCACCACCGTACTCATCAAATTTATCCTGACTTTCCTTCCAGATTATTGCAAATTCGTCTTCGTCTGAATTCGGTGTTGACGTAATAATTGCTCGTCCACCTGTTGCCAGGGTTGGTGAAATTGAGGTCCAAAATTCAGTTGCAATATTGGGCTGAACAAACGCAAACTCATCGCAATATAGTAAGGATATGGACATACCGCGACCGGTATTACCAGTAGTAGTAGCTGATACAATTCGTGATCCGTTGTCAAAATCTATACTCCCTTTGTTATAACTTACAACGCCCGATCTAATGTAGTCGGGACATAGTTCATATCCGTAACGGATACGTTGCATAATTTCCTGAGAGCCGGTATATTTGTGTGCGGCAACTAGAATAGTTTGATCTGGGTGAAACATTGCATACCATAGCAAGTATGCACTTGCACAGGTTGTCTTGCCGCTTTGACGTGGCAACATATTAATGTTAAAACGATAGTCGTGATAACTCTGTAATAATCGTTCTTGATATTCAAACGGCTCAAACAGCATCTTACCTTTAACAGGGTGCTGAATGTGAAAGAAATGCTTGGCAAAATGCAAATAACCAGTAACTGGATCTGCACAAGCCAATAGGTGGGCGATCTGTTCTTCTGTGAACTTTTCTTTACTGTGTGCTTTTTTGGTTAAGACACCATCTAAACTTTTAGCCATACATTTATTTACATAAAAAAAGCACCCCTTAGGGTGCTTTTGATACTGCTGACGAAACTTATCTTGCTTTAATTTCAGCGTACATTTGGCTTAGTCTGTCAACTAGGCCTTCTTGCATTGGATTTTCGGCGCCGTTTACTTTACGTGGATGAGCGTGTCCCTTGCTAAACATGTCATTTCCAGTAGCTGTTACTGCTGGTATACCTTTTACCTCAGGACCTGATGCGTTCATCATGCTGTTGCCAAATTCTTTATCGCCTGTGTCAACAACTTCTTCCATGTCAGTCTCGTGTTCTGCAGAATCACCTACTACCATCACATCGTTGCTATCTTCAGCTTCACTTTCCAAATCACGGAGAATATTCATTAGTGAACGGATGCCGCCTTCGCCTTGACCATTCATTGCAATATTCATAGTAATGTTGTCTGGCTGTTCATTATGAGCATGCACAGGCATTTCACCACATTCCTCAACTGAAGCGACTGGTGCGCCTTCTTCGATGGCTGTCATTTTAGAGATTAAATCTTTTAAATTCATTATATTGCTCCTTTAGCAGTAGGCACTTTAACTTGTTTAGTAAAAATATTTGTGGCATTATTTTTTACTTTAACTTGTGCGCTTGGTGTTTCTTTAGTGTGCTTAGGAGCACCTTTTGCTAGAATTTCATCATTAACGCCTGTGTACTGTGTACCAGTTGTCTTAGTCTTGTTCAATTCTTTTAAGAAATTCATTTTATGTTCTTCGTCTACTAGGCTATCATGATTGTTAACATCAGTAGGAGTACCGACAACAGCTTTACCTGTAGATTCATCGTGTGCGTGATTAATCTCATGTTCTGCTATTTCTCCTGGACTCATGGCTTTAACTTGACTTAGTGGCATTCCTAATCCAGCTGCTACTAAATCGCGTATCTGATTGCTAGTTGCTGGATATTCTAACGCTGCTTGGAATACATTCATGTTAAGATTTTTATGCTCTGGAAACTCTGCATTGTGAATCTGTGGTGGAGTACGCTTACCTTTGCTAACTGATGTTGGCTTAAATTGACTCAATGCGGATTCAATTTTTGTGTGGCAATCGTCGGAGCAATCACCTACGACTTTAATTCTAAATTCGTAAGTTTTTTTGCTTTCTGTTAAGTATTCTTTAAATGATTTCATGGTATGATCCTAGTACTATATTTATTTCATATTCTTCAATTTTTCTAACAAGGAATTACGATCTGTAACTACAAACCCTTCGCCCTGTATGTTTATACCATCGTCAGCACCTGCGGCATCCTGATCTAGTTTTTGCTTTTTAAGCTGTAGATCTATCATTTTTAGCTTTTTATCTAGTTTGGCAGTCTTAGCATCAATAGCGTTTTTCAGCATACTAGCAGCTACTTCAAATAGTCTACTGCTGTATCTTGCCTCTACATTCATACCTAAGTCCATGATGTCGTCATAGGCATCTTGAGCTTTTTGTGCTAGATTATCTAGTTCACTATCTGCTAAATCACCTAATCCCTTTACCTGTGGTAATGCCGCAGTAATTTTATCAAATTCGCTGATATCGCGGAGAAATGGTTGGGCAGCAGGTAGTGTTTCTGCTTGTTTTTTCTCTTCCTGTTTTACAATTTTTTTGCTTTCAGGAAGATTAAGTAGTTCTTCTAACTTTTTTGTCATAGTAATACTTATGCTTATTATTAGGAGAAGATATCATTTTCGTTAAGGATGCGGAACTTAATACCCTGCTGTTTGCACCATGCGCTGGCAGCAGCCCATTTGGCTTGATTCTTAACGTACTGTGCTTGATTATATTTGTTCTTACCAACACGCTCTAGAATAGTTTGACTTGCTGGTTTAATTTCAATAAGTTCGGTCAACATGTTGTTCTTTTTATCTACATATTGGATGAAAAAATCAGGTACGTAGATTGTTTGCTTGTTGGTCAATGGGTCTCTATAGGGGATACTTATTGCTTCGCTAGCCCATTTTTGTATACTGGGATTGTTATCACAAAAATTCATGAATGAAAATTCCCACGAACTGCGATATATTGGCATTTTGTTGCCTACATATTTTTCAGGATGTTTCATGGTAAATTTACCACGAGCAAACTTGGCCATGTTATACTAGAATATTACGTGATTCGTAGGCATCAGTATCTAGTGCTGTTCTATATCCTAGTAAACTAGTTTTTTCTCTATAGGCATTTAGTACCTGTGCTACTACTTGACTGAGTTGTACATCGGTAAGGCTTTTTAGTTTGTCTAGCAAATTAAATACCGATACGTTTTCAACTCTTGCTTGATTTAACATGATAATAGCAGTGGACCTTGCACTACTATCATCAAAATTACGTTTTTGAAAGAACGCTACCACTGCATCAATCTCGCCTGCTGGAAAACTTACAGGATTAACAAAATAATTGTCAAAAAATTGTTTGACAGTGGTCACTCCGGACGATTGCTGTTGAGGCAAATTTGATATCATATTATCGACCTGTTATTGATGTTGGAAGAGCGGTAGTAGTATTGTTACTACTGGCTGCGGCTTGTGGGAATGAGATACCAGGAACTCCTCCGGTATTCACTACGGTATTAGGAGTAATCAAACCTGGAGTTCCATTTACTGTAGTAGGCTGTTGTGTATTCTGTGCAGTATTGACCTGCTGTATTACTTGATTCAATATGCTAGGAGCAGCAGCCTGGATATCTAAAGATTCTACAAAACTTGGATTATTAACAGTAGGGTCCGGATTCTGTCCACTTAGAGGACTTGGAGTCTGATCATAGTGTTCCATAGCAAATCCTTCTGGATCGCCTTCAGCAACCGCACCTACTGAATAGCTCACGGCTTCGTATTGTATTTTCATAGTAAAATCATGCAGAGCATTTTGTGCATAATCTAATTTATTATGATTCCAATTACTAATGATAGGATTAGTCAATGTGTATTGAACATACTCGTGACGTGCCATCTGATAAATTTTAATATAATTAAAAAATGGACTGGTGCTACTGTTATCTAGGCCGTAGGAATTATTGATATAATCAAAACTTCTCATCGCTGTTCTATTATACGCACCTGGCTGGCTAGCACTGGTTGGATCTGCATAATAATAACTGTAGTAGCTTTGCCATAACTGATTAATTAATCCCATATTGTCGTCATGGAATGTTATACCAATTTCTTGCGGCTTGTGTGTATACTGTACAACTTTTTTTCTGTTGTACTGATTTAGCAGTTCTGTTTCTACCTTGTACTGCGGTAGATCTACGCTCTTAACCATGAGATTAATTTCATTACCGTAACGCTGTACAATATTAGCGTTTTGAAGAGCACCAGCATTTATACCAAAACTTACATGGAATAAAAACTTAAATTTAGGTGCTAGCCTAAACTGATTATCCGCAAACACTCTGGCGGCGTGTTCTTGGTCGCGCAGATTGATTGTTGGATCTGATTTAAGATTACGGTCGGATGTAAAGGCCATACAATATTTAGTTTAAAAATAAACTACGTAGTTAATCAATAGTCATTAAAAAAGCCTACAAAGTAGGCTCTTTTAATTATGCTCCTAGTGCGTTTGTTCCGCCTGGGGATTTCATTACTGGTGTACTTGCACCAATAGCGCCGCCAGTAGTTTGAACAGCATTATCAAAACGAACGCTGATATCAATCATAGCTGGACCCTGCTCACTATATTTTAAATCTTGCCAGTTTGTTGACTCTAAATAGCAACCATAACATTCCCATGTTTCAAGAACGTTAGGAGTCTGTGAACCATTACCACCGTCGAGCATTTCAATACGCATTGTGAACTTATAATCACCTGCGGCTGCTGCTGAACTTTGTTCAAAGAAGTCAAACTGTTTCTGATTTTGTTCGCCAATTAGTTTACTAACTGAACCAGTAACATCGTCACGTAGTTTGATGCTAATTGGTTCCCAAGCTGGTTTACCGGCATAGTGAATTTTACTGTTGTAAATTTCAATTACTTGATCAGTAAATTTAACTTGTGGACGAGCTGCTTCGCTAACCTGTTTAGTTAGTTCAGTTGTTGGAGTGCTAACACCAAGATTTTCAAAGTTGATTCTAAAGCGATACTTCAACTTTGGCATCAACATACCTTGTGATGCTGCGCTTTGGTCTGATGCTAACGGTACTGTAAAGTTTGATAATGCTGCGATTGCCATTTAATTTCTCCTAATTATTTGCTGCCTAGGCCTTTAATTGCACCAGTATTTTCTAAGCGTAGTGGAATATAAATGAATTCAACAGCTTTAACTGGTTCAATGGCTATGTCAACATAAAGTTCGTTTGCATCGATTCTTGTTGGCGTGTTATTACTTGTATCACAAACAACTAGGTAGTCATAAAGAGCACGTTGACCTGTTAACTCTAACAACATCGATTCGATTTGTTGCTTAATGCTATTACGGGTAATAGTATCGTTTGGTTCAAAGATATATGGTTTAGCAATAGCGTTTAATTGGTAGCGTAGATAAATTACTAAACGTGCTACGTTGATACGATCTAATGAACTTGCTACTAACTGACGTGTCTTTTGACCATAAGCAACTAAACCAATACCACCCAAGTAAGTAATTGGATTTACGTGTACTGTTGATAATGTATCACGCTGTCCGTTATTCAATGCTACAGTTACGAATTCACCTGTTTGACCATCAATGTAGCCTACTGAGCTAGCATTTGTAACACCACCACGACGTGTTCCAGCTGGCGCAAACCATGGATAAGAAACATTGTCGCTTAATGCGATTGTGCGTAACATGATGTGACTTGGTGGAACAGCAACATTGTTGCCTAATAAGTCTTGTGTATAACCCCATGGATAGTAAACTGCTGCATATGGGTTTGTAGTTACTAGACCGTCTTCACCGTCCACCGCAGCGTTCGCTGTGTTAGCACCCCAGTTGCTCAATGTAGTAGCATCTGGAGTTAAACGTGCTGGTGCGTCAGCTACAATGAATGATAATTCACCGCGGCTTGTGTTTAAATCAACTAGAGGACTTAGAGTTTCTAAGTAACCTGGGCAGCTGATTAGATTAAACACACGACTGTCTTCGTCACGGATTTGTTGATTGCTTTCAATTAATGCTGTTAGTGCTTTAACTACTACAGCACGTTGAGCTTTACGGCCAAACTGACCAACACCATGAACATCATTAGGTGCATCGCTTACCCAAACATTTGGATAGAAGTAAGTTTGTAGTGTATTTTGATAACGAGTATCATATGCATTAGGATCTACATAACCAACAACATAACGCTTGACGTTATAACTTGAGCGACGTAGATTCCATAACAACATACCTTTTGGATATAGTGCTGGATCTGGTGCATCGAAGTCTAAGAAGTCGCTGTGCAATAATGCTTGGATTGTAGCAGGTGTTGCGCCGTTAGCGGCACCACCGTCTGTAGTCCAACGTGCATCAGCAAAAATAACACCATTTTCTGTAGTGTGATCTTGATTGTTAATTGTCACCCATTTCTTAGTATTGTAGTTATACTTGTTTATGACTGGGAAGTTTTCAGTATTGCTTACGTCAATCCATAGATCGCCGTTGGCCAATGCTGTTTGTCCGTCACTTTGAGTAGTTGGCATTGTAGAACTAATAATTGGTCCCATTGGATCAGTAGTTCCGCCGCCATAGATGCCATTTAGTGCAACGGCCTGACTAGACTTATAACCTCTCCAATGTGTGCCATCATTAACCATGATATCCGCATCTTCAACTGATGAGTTATACCACAATGTACCATCTGCTGGCGGTTGTGTTGGAGCAGTTAGGCTAGCTGGAGCAAATGCTGTGCCAGCAAATGTTGAAGCCCACTGTGTGATTACATACTTGCCATCACTACCGTTTGAGCTTGGATCTGTATAGAAGTTACTTGTACCATTTCCTGCATCGTTCACTGAGAACAATGTGCTTACTGGAGTACCTGTGCCATCAACAAGTTTAATATCACCGCCTGCTTGATGAGTAATTGTGATGGTACTGCTTGTGTAAGAAATTGTTACATTTGGATCAGTAACTGCTGTGGTAAATGCTGCTGCCAATGCGTTGATTGCTGACACTGCACTTGCTGAACCAGTATAACTAAAACTTACTGTAGCTGCTGATGTATAAGATGAGCTACCTGGAGTAGTCCAACTTGTAGTAAACGTATATGTGGTATTTGCATTAAATGTAGAGCTAGTAATCGGCTTAGATGTAACTACAGTCTGGCCGGTCCCAGTTCTTCCATAAATCTTAAACTGTGCATAAGGTGTTGAACCTTCATCATCGTTGTATTTTACATAAACATCACCAGTAGAAATATTTAATCCACCACCTGTTGGATCCAATGCTGCCAATGCTGCTGCATTAGTTGGATATAGTTGTGACTCTGCTAGTTTAACAAATTTACCTGTTGTAGCATTATACTTTTTAATATCCCAATTTGCACCAAGATTGACTGGAGTCGTTTTAATCCATAAACTTCCTGTTGGATAGCCTTCAACAGAACCACTTTGATCAGTAATCTTGTATAAAGGAATCTGGTAGTGTGGTTGAATTGTTAGTTTAGGTGCTAAGTATGAACCCACTGTTAAACCAACCTTGGTTACAGTTGTTCCTGAAATATTAATTGTTACACCTGTTGAATATAGATTTAAGTATCCGCCAACTACACTAGCTGTAACGCCCGATACATTCGAACCAATTGCAGAAACTAAAGTAGCTAGGCTAGTTGCGCCAGTTGCTGTGTAAAGTGTATTACCAGCACCATCTTTGAATACTAATGAATCACCTGATAGTAGTGTTGGGCTGTTAACTGTACCAGTTGCTGCTGGCCAGCTTGATGCCCATGATGGACTACCAACTTCCACCCATGTGCCGCCATTTGATGGATTTCCGTCGCTGGCAGTATTATATTTCTTAAACCATAATTTATTTAGGTTAGTAACAGTAACAATCGCATAATCCCCTTGTGAGCCAAAACTTGGCAAAGGAGCATATGTACCGGTATCGTAGGTATTATCGCCTGCGCTGATCACCTTAACAGTTTGATTTGCAAATGTTTGACCATCAGCAGCAGATAAAGGTTGTCCGTTCCATTCGAATACACCAAACTGTGTATCTGCTGTGTCGAACCAGTATGTACCATCTGCTGGTGGTTGTGTTGGAGATGTTACGCTACCAATTAATTGTGCAGTGTCGAGATCAGCACGTACAACATATGCACGATTAGCTACGCCTAAAAAGCTGTAGGCAGCTTGTAGACCATATTCGTTTAACTCACCACCATTCACTGGATTGTTTTCTGCATCAGTTTGGAAATAAGGAATACCAAAAGTATTTCCTAAATCCATTTGGCTTGTTAGTAGATAAACTTTACCAGCATTAGATGCTAATGTTCCTGGCGCTGTTCCTGTGCCAGCTGAATTCTGTTTGTTTGCTTCTGAAGCAACTATAATTAAAGGTACGGTTCCAGGTGCTGCTGGTGTATAAAAACTTTCGTCTATAACTGTTACGCTTACGCCTGGTGACTGAAGTATGGCCATTGTGTGATCTCCATGATGACATGCTGTTCATGTATTTATAGGTTTTGAACAATTTGCAGCGGTTATACACCCATAAAAAGGTTCAAAAAAGGCTTAAATAAAATATGAGACCGTTATGTGACTGTGGCCGTGCGCCCGTAGCGATTAACTACTATAAACAAGGTAAAGCATTTTATAGAAGCCGTTGCGGGTTATGTAATCGGGGAGTTAGAGCTCCCCGATGGTCTACTGCTGGATATAAAATTAAAAATACTTGCGATAAATGCGGGTTTAGATCACCGCATAAAGAAGTGTTTGCTGTATTTCATGTGGACGGGGATTTAAATAATGCCCGCCCTAATAATCTCAAGACGGTATGTGCAAACTGTCAGCGAGTTCTACATAAGGAAGGGGTAAAGTGGCGCCAGGGCGATCTTGTTCCTGATTTATAATTAGATCTTTTACTAGTCCGTATAAATCATCTATAGTAGTATCATTAGGTACAACAGCATCAAATTTAGTACCGCACCAAGCAGTTTCGCTAGCGTGGATATTTAATTCTGCCAGACGTGACTTTGCTCTTGAATAATTCATACATTTTTCACCGGCATTAACATCGCATGCGTCCTTGTACCATTCGGGATCATCCCCACGTTTTACACGGATAACAATGCCGCCTGCATTTTTAATTGATTTTATTTCATTAGGAAAACGACAGTCACTGATAACAATGTCGTCTGTACTGTTGTGGAGTTTATTTTCTAGTGCGGCAATCCAAATATCGTCATTGAACCCTTTACGACATACTTCAGTGCCCCAGTATTGTAGTACCCAGCGTGGTGTCAAGTGTGGCATGTTCAAACGTTCTGCCCACCATGGATCTACTTGCTCACGCCATTCACGGGCCTGTTTAGTACGGCCTTCTAGCATGGTGCGATCCCAACCAAACACTGCTGATACAGCATCTTTTAGGCTATTGGCAAATGATTCTCGTCGAAATCCGTGAAAGTTAGTCAAGTAGTCAGCAATAGTATCTTTGCCAGAACCAATAAAACCGCAGATGCCAATAATCATAGTAATCCCCTAATAGATGTACTATTATATAACAGTTTTATTACAGATGCAATATTTTTTTAGCCAAGAACGAAAGTTAGGCCGGTTCCGCCCGAAATTAGAGTTTCTAGTTCTTTATCTAGTTTTTCCAATTCATCTTTGCCAGCTTGAAGCATAGCAGTGCCATTGAGTGTAATTGGACTTCCTGGGCCTGCAATGCTGCCAAATTTACTACGTGCTTCGCCTAGGATTGTTTTGGCAGTAGCAAGAGCATAATCTCTAAGCCATTGTTTGGCATAGATGTCTTGTAGTATAACCCAGTCTGGCCGATGGTTATAGCTACGAATTAGTACCTGTTCGCCTTGAGCAAAAGGACGTTGAAGAATGTCTAGTATATGACTAGTAGGCTTCCAATTATACTCAATATAACTACCGAACATACGTCCTACTAATTTTTGATATCCAGCAAAAGCGTCGTAGGTAGCTAAACCGCCCATCATACTACCTGACATCAAATACGTGTTTGTATAGGCCAAGTTAAATGGTTCAAATAATGTGCCTCCAGCACCTATACCAGTACGTGAACCGATAGCACGGCGGAAAACTTCACGTACTGAGATAACTTCATCTGGTAATCTATACTCGTTCTGATCTTGAATAAGCTCTAAAAACAAGTAACTTTCTTCTACAGCGTTAGGGCTACGTTGGCGGAATCTGGTCAGCGCACGATCTAGGGCAATTTCTAAGTGCTTGGGATCTAGCTCTACTTCAACCATACCGTCACCCAACATTGTTTTAATGTAGTCAAATACATTATTACGTTCAACTGTTGAATTAGACTGGGTTGTTGATGCTGCGGAATCTGCCATTATTTGTTCTCCTTACATATTTATCGTTAATAGGTTAACAAACTATTTTCAAAAATATTTATATAAATATTTACATAAATATTTTTAAAGGATACAATATGGAAATATGGAAAACTATAGAATCTTCGCCTAATTATGAAGTAAGTAACCTCGGATCTATTAGGAATATCAAGACTGGAAATGTTTTAAAAGTTGCAACTAACAACTACGGTTATAAACTGGTTTGCTTGTCAAATAAAAATCAAAAACAAACTGGCTATATCCACAGACTAGTAGCGGAAGCGTTTATTAAAACTAATCTAGATACCAGAACTAGTGTAGTAAATCATATAGATGGAGATAAGACTAATAATTCAATTAAAAACTTAGAATGGGCAACTTATTCAGATAATGCCTTTCATGGCAGAGTTAGGCTTAAAATAAAGGCAGATCAAGCAACCGAATTACTTGACCTACTAGAACAAATGGATTTTAATCAGATAGACAAAGTAGTAAAATATTGTAAGAGTATCTTACGATAAATATCA